GCTTGCACACAAGTAAATTTTGTGGGATGATTATTGCGGGAGAAGTCGCGCCCAGAGAAAACGAAGCCGCTAGGTCAATGATTGGCGGCTTTTGTACTTATGGAATGGTGATTGAAACCTGAAGAGATTGCGGCCTGAATGCTTAGGCAGGATCTGAGGCGGTATCGAGGATAGCAATCCAGTCACCATCCCATAGGTGCAGTGAATAAGGCAAAACTTCCCTCTCTCGTCAGGGCGAGGGGAAGCGTAAATGCTCATTGACTCAGTGTGAGTTTGCCGAAATACATTGAGCGCACTTATACCTAGAAGCCCCCTCCAGAGATGGTCGGGGCTTTTTCCATTTCCGATGCATCTGAGGATGCAGAAAGGTAAAGCATGAAGATCGAGTACAAGGTACGTCCAATCACCCGCTATGTCGTAACTCGTTATGAGCAGAGCGATTGCGGGAGGGTTGGTGGAAGCGTAAACAAAGGCGAATACGACAATGGCGAGATAGCGTATGAAGTCGCCTACGCGCTTTGCAAGTCCGATCATGAATCTTCTGGATACCCAATTGGGGATGAGCGCATAAAATATCCAGAGAGAGTAGGCGTTCGCTCGGCTGGTAGTAGTTTAGATTGAAAGAACTATCACTAAGACCATACAACGGCAGACTGTTCGTAACTCACACTAAGCAAGACTACGAACGAAGCCACAAAAAGATATTTAAGACCGCCGATATACTTACTTGCGCTCAAGAAGGACGATTCGGTGGCGGCGAAGGTCATGATGGCTTGTGGACATACCTGATCTACGCAGAAACGCCACACACTCTTGCTCACGAACTATCGCATGTTGTATTGCACGTATTCGAGCGATGCGGGATTGACCCTCGCGAAGCTGGAGGAGAACCGTTTTGTTACATGCTCAGCCAGTTAATGCTCGAAGCAAACGAACACCCATAGCAATATGGGCTAACGTCCGGTTCTAGACCGTTCCCCACTCGCTAGGCCAACGAGTGGTTGAAGCTTCCCACGGGAGGAAGCGACAGTGAATCCCGTTTCTCCAAGAAGTCTGATGATTATAGAGACCCACCATATACCGCCGAGTTAACGGGTCAACGGTTCCAAAGCTGAGTATGGGATAGTCATCAGTCTTGTTGGATGGCTGGCTCACCTGATTGGAGAGTGACTTTGCTGAGAACCGACAGGTTATGCGCCCTAAGCAAGTGCAAGGCTCAAGCATCGTAAACTGCTACTGCGTTCGATTCGCAGGCCACCAACAACCCCACACCACAGCCTCATGCTTAACTGCGTGGGGCTTTTTCTTTTGGAGTACCGGATGAGCACCAATGACGTTACAGGCGACCGTATCGTTACCAAGTCATCCAAGAAGTACGAAGACAACTACGACGCAATCTTTCGAAAGGACGAAGCCATGTTCGGTAAAAAGCCAAAGGGTACGGGTAAGAAACCAATGCCAGGTAAGAAAGGTAAAGCAGGCTGCTAAATGCTTCCTGTGTATGTCGGGTATGACGAACGGGAAGCCGTCGCATACCACACTTACTGCAATTCAATCATCAGACGGGCTACAAAGCCCGTTTCTTTTTGCCCATTAGCCTTAAACACGCTGCACGAATACGAAGAGAAGCACACAGACGGAAGTAACGCTTTCATCTATTCGCGCTTCCTAGTCCCTCATCTACAGAACTACCAAGGATGGGCGCTGTTTGCTGATGGCGACATGATCGTAAACGAAGACATCGCTAAGTTATTCGACTTGGCAGATGAAACCAAAGCCTTGATGGTGGTGAAGCATGACTACAAGACTAGATTCCCACGCAAGTATCTCGGCAACAAGAACGAAGACTATCCACGGAAGAACTGGTCAAGCGTCATCCTGTGGAACTGCGGTCACCCAAAGAACAAGGTCCTTACGCCGGAATATATCCAACAGGCAAGCGGAGCACTTCTTCATCGCTTTCAATGGCTGGACGATGGAGACATCGGGCAACTGAAGCACGCATGGAATTGGTTGGTTTCCGAGTACAGCTATAACCCATCAGCCAAGTTACTTCATTACACCGTAGGCACTCCCTGCTTCCAGGAATACGCAGACTGCGAACACGCAGATCAATGGTATTCGGAATACGAGAAGGCAAGAGCGCCACTTTAACCGCCAATAATCCAAAGGGAACTGGCAATGGACAACACAGAATACATCAGCAACAAATTACGCGATTACCGAGACACTGTAGCTCAGCAGCAGAACACCATCTCGCAATTGATCGGCGGCAATTACCCATCAAGAGCAGTGGTAGAGCATGCACTAAAGACGCAATCTGGCTCAGTGCTAAACCTCAGTAAGGCCAAGCAAGAATTCTTCAATCAGTTACAGAAACAAGCATGCGAATAATCCAAAGGAACTCGCAATCATGATATCCGTGAAATCCATAAGAGAAATACTTCAAGAGCGCCGAAAGAACAAAGTCAGGAATATTCCCGACAGCTATTTTGACGGAGGCAGGAGATTAGCGGATAGCGTGAATCAAATTGTAGGTAAGCATTGCTATAACTGCAAAAACGCAGTGGCTTATGTTACTTGGCATTGCGATGTGGATGAATGCGATTGGCAGCCTTGTTACAGCAGAGATCAAATCACAAAAGCCGACTATGAAGCCGGTAATAGGTTAAGTATGGGATGGATAGAACTTCCTCCGCAAGTTATTGATAATCAGAAGGTTGCAGGTTGAATCAATTATGGCCGCTCCTGAAGGTAACAAGAACGCCACTAAGAACAAGTACTGGTCTGATGCGCTTCGTAAATACATCTTACAGAACCCTAAAGAACTAGAGGAAGCAGCCAAGGCTTTGTTCGCTAAAGCCAAGGATGGCGATGTCGCTGCAATGAAAGAGATTGGCGATAGGTTAGAGGGTAAAGCAGTCCAGCGTGTAGAAGGCTCTGGTGAAGATGGCGAGTTCATCACCAAGATGATTGTGGAGCTAGTAGAGCCAAGTGGAAGTTAAAGCACAGTTCCCTGCCAAGCTAGGGTTCCTGTTTCATCCAAAGCGATACAAGGTGGCAAGAGGCGGGCGAGGCTCAGGCAAGTCATGGGGGTTCGCAAGGGCGCTACTCATTAAGGGCAATCAAGAGAAGCTGCGTATCGGATGCTTCCGAGAAGTGCAGAACTCCATCAAGGATTCTGTTCACAAGCTGCTGAATGACCAGATACAAGCATTAGGCTTGGGGCAGGATTACCAAGTCTTGGCGACTGAGATCAGAAACAAGCGCACCGGATCGGAGTTCCTGTTCTCCGGCCTATCAGACCAGACCGATGAATCCATCAAGTCGTTTGAAGGTTTGGATATAGCGTGGGTAGAAGAAGGCCAGGCCATCAGTAAGCGGTCTTGGTCAATCCTCATTCCTACTATTCGTAAGCCTAACTCCGAGATATGGGTGAGCTACAACCCAGACTTGGAAACGGATGAGACGCATCAGCGCTTTGCTGTAGATCCGCCAGAGGATTGCGTGTCCGTCCTCATGAATTACTCGGACAACCCTTGGTTCCCCGAAGTGCTTGAGAAAGAGCGCATAGAGTGCAAGAGGCGCTATCCGAAAGACTACCCGAACATCTGGGAAGGCAAATGCCGTCCTGCTGCTGAAGGCGCTATCTACTACGACGAGATGGAAGCGGTTCAGTCCAATGGGCAGATATTGAATCTCCCATACGATCCGAAGCTGAAAGTTCACGTAGTGGTGGACTTGGGCTGGAACGATGCCATGTCCATCATTATGGTTCAGAAGACCATCTCCGAGATACGTGTCATTGACTACATCGAGGACACGCACAAGAAGCTGTCCGATTACTCGCAGATGCTTCATGAGCGTAAATACAACTGGGGCAAGCTGTTCATCCCGCACGATGGATACAACGAGGACGTCAAGGCGGCAAGTGCCTACAGAATCCTCAAGGATTTGGGATGGGACATTCCCGATAAGAATGATTTAGTCCAAATGAACATCGAGGCTGGCATTAAAGCTGCCAGATTGATATTCCCGCGCTGTTATTTCGACAAGGTAAAGGCTGCGAGGCTGATTGAGTGCCTCAAGCGCTATCGCCGCAACGTACCAAAGAACACCAACGAGCCAGCATCGCCAAAGCATGACGAGTTCTCGCATGGCGCTGATGCATTCCGCTATCTGGCACTCGCTGTAGACCAGATGAAGAACGAAGACCGAGCCTGGAAGCCCATCAAGTATCCGAACATGGGGATTGTGTGATTCTCAGAGTAGACATCTTTCTCCTGTGCGAGGCGAGCGACATTAGGACGCGCAAGGTAAATGCGGTAATTGAAGACCAATCGGGCTTGAAGAGCAAAACATTCTCAGGCGACAACGCCGAAGCGGAAGCCAAGCAATGGATTAGAGAAAACCTATGAAGAAGATGACCGAAGACGAACTGATTGCCAGGATTGAGCAGGAAGAGAGAGTGTCTCTCGACTACCTGTCCGGCACGTTGTCAGATGAGCGCTCCGAGAACATGGAGCTTTATCTTGGCGACAAGACCCGTGAGTTAGCAGCCATTGAAGGCCGTTCGTCCGTTGTCTCTATGGATGCACAGGAAGCGGTTGATTCCGTCATGCCGTACCTGATGAAAGTATTCTGCTCCGGCGATGAAGTGGTCAAGTTCGATCCTGTCGGCCCTGAGGACGTAGAAGCCTCAGAGCAAGAGACTGACTATGTAAACCATGTGGTGATGAACCAGAACAACTTCTTCTTGGTTGGCTATCAGTGGATCAAGGACGGCCTAATCACCAAGAACGGTTATTGCAAGTATTGGTGGGATGAGTCCGAGGATGTGACCGAGGAACGGTACCAAGGGCTAACAGACCAAGAGTTTCAGATGCTGATTCAGGATGAGAGCGTAGAGCCATTAGAGCATACGTCCTATCCTGACACTACAGACCCTATGGCGGCACAGATTGCAGAAGCCGCACAGATGGGCGACCAACAAGCGCTGATGATCCTCCAGCAAGGCCCGATGCTGCATGACTTGAAGGTAAAGATCCGCAACGTCAAAGGCCGCGTGAAGATTGAGCCATGCCCGCCTGAAGAAATCCTAGTAGCGCCTGATGAGCGCAACATCGACCCGAACACTACCCGCTTCTTTGAGCATAGGCAGTGGAAGACTATCTCCGATTTACGCGAGATGGGCTATGACATTGACGACGACATTGCAGACGACCCTACGACATTGTTTATGTCAGAGGATTGGCTGAGCCGTCAGGAGTTCCCAGAAGAAGAGACTTGGCGCGATGAACCGACTGATGGCGTGATGCGCCGTGTGGTCTATCGTGAAGCCTATATCAAGGTTGACTTCGACGGTGATGGTATCGCTGAGCGTCGCCGTGTGTGCATGGTGGGCAAGACGGTTCTCGATAACGAATTGTGCGATGGTGTGCCGTTTGCAGCTTTAACGCCCTACATCGTGCCTCACCGCCATATCGGTCGTGCATTGGTGGACTTGAACAAGGATATTCAGGTCATCAAGACGGTGATCTTGCGGAACGTACTGGATAACTTCTACGCCTCCAATAACGGGCGTTGGGCTATCTCTGACCGCGTAAACCTGGACGACATGCTGGTATCCCGTCCTGGTGGCGTTGTGCGTGTAGAAGGCTCTCCTGGCAGCGAAATCATGCCATTGGTGACCAATCCCATCGGCAATGCAGCCTTCCCGCTGATGGAATACCTAGACACCATCAAAGAGAACCGTACAGGCATCACCCGTTATAACCAGGGCATGGATTCGGACAGCCTCAACAAGACGGCATCCGGCATCAACCAGATCATGGATGCTGCACAGCAAAAGCAGGACTTGATTGCACGCACGTTGGCCGAGACTGGCGTTAAGCAACTGTTCCAAGGTGTCCACAAGATTATCAAGCAGCACGGCAACAAGGAAGAAGTGGTTAGGCTGCGCGGTAAGTGGGTTCCTGTTGATCCCCGTCAGTGGAAGTCTCGCACCGACATGACTGTGACTGTGGGTCTTGGCACTGGCAACAAGCAGGCCATGTTGGGCCAGATCATGAGCATCTTGGGTGTGCAGCAGCAAGCCCTGCAAATTGGCGTGGCTACCCCTCAGAACATCTACGAAGCCTGCATGGAGTTGACCAAGAACGCAGGGTTCAAGGACGGCGACAAGTATTGGACGAATCCCGTACAGCAACAACAGCAAGAGCCTCAACCTGACCCGAAGGTCATAGAGGCACAGATGAAGAATGAGCTGGAGAATAAGAAGCTCCAGCAAAAGGCAGAGAACGATCAGGCAACGCTTCTGCAAAAGCAAGAGGCACAAAGCCAGAACTTCTACCTTGGCATGCAGCAATTACTGCAACAAGCCGAGGAGGCAAACAGCAAGCGCATGTTGGAGCTAACCAAGATGGTCGAGGAAATCCAGCTTGAGACTAAGCGCATGGGCATGGACTTTGTTAAGCATCAATCATCCGAGCAGAACAAGATTGATTCAATCAGCAGGGATTCAATGTGAGCCTGGAACAAGAAGCAGGACAAGGATTACAAGCAGAACGTCTCTTAGAGGAGCTATCCCCATATCTAGTCATGGTGCGAGAAGCCATCGTGCAGAAGTGGGAATCCTCCCCTGTATGCGATAAGGAAGGCCAGCACGAGCTGCGGTTGATGCGTAAGTTACTAGGTGACGTAGAGGCCAACATCAAGACCGCAATCGAGACTGGCAAGCTGGCACGTATCCAGATCGAGCGCGATTCAAAGCTTGAGCTAGTCAAAAAGGTAGTACGCAGGTTCGCATAGCATTAAGCCGTTACTCAGTCGGCTTGATTAGCAATATTCACTGAGCAGTAGAACGTCGCGAGACGCCGTTGCAAGGGGACGCCCTTTGCACAGACCTTAGGAGTATGAAATGAGTGACCAAGCCATTGAGCAGTCGCCACAAGAGTTAAGCATTGAAGACCGCTTTGCCACATTGCTGGCTGAGCCAGTTCCGGAAGAGGAAGAAGTAGCTGAATCCGAGGAACAACCCGCACCCCAAGATAACGAGGAAGAAGTAGAGACGACCGAGGAAGAAGGCACTCCTGAAGAGGAGCAAGCCGAAACCGAAGAAGAAACTGCCGAACTCGACCTTGTAGAGGTAGAAGTTGCAGGGAAGAAAATTCAAGTTCCAGAGGAACTTGTTGAGTATTCAAAAAGCCTTCAAGCGGACTACACCCGTAAAACGACGGAAGTCGCTGAACAACGTAAGCAAGTCGAGCAGATGCAGATGCAACTGCAACAACAAGCCCAGATTCAGCAAGAATCCCTCGCAGAATACGCACAATTAACGGCATTGGATAATCAGATCCAGGCGTTCAATCAAGTCGATTGGAATGCCCTGTACGACTCTGATCCTGCCGAATTCGTCAAGCTCAAGGAAGCGCGCCGAGACCTTCTCGATAATCGCCAAGCCTTGGCTAACACGATTGGCACGAAACAACAGCAACTAGCAGCACAGCAACGCGAAACCTACATCAAGGCTGTCGAAGAAGGACAGAAGGTACTGGCAAGGGAGATTCCTAACTGGAATAACGAGCTTGCACGTAACCTTAACACTCTCGCAGTCGATAAGTACGGGTTCACGCCGGAAGAAGTGGCGCAAGTCATCGATCCTCGCGTAGTGAAGCTATTGCACGATGCCTATCGGTTCCAGAAACAACAATCCAACAGGCCAGTGGCTGAGAAGAAGGTGGCGAATCTACCTAAAGTCTCCAAGCCAGGAAGCCCAAGCGCAGCCAAGTCCGTGGCAACCAGCCGCGAGGCAGAGGCCCGCAAAGCACTGAAAAAGACTGGCTCAGTAGACGCAGCACAAGCTGTGTTCCTAGCCCGATATTCAAAGTAAACGCCGTGAGGCGCTACGAAAGGACAGACCATGTTTAAGTTATTCAGCATTTTCGCGCTGATGGAGTTCCTGACTCCTAAAGCTGTGCCTGGTGGCACGTTCCAAACCTTCCAAGCGGTCGGTGACCGTGAAGACTTGTCGGACATCATCAACGACATTTCCCCAACCGAAACGCCGTTTTACTCCAAGGCCAAGAAGGGCACTGCTTCGGCAACCTTCCACGAATGGCAAACCGACGCTCTGGACGCAGCCGCTACCAATGCAGCTATCCAGGGTAATGACGCAGTAGTTAATACTGCAACACCAACTGTTCGCCTGCGGAACTACTGCCAGATCCTGACCAAGACTGTCTCGGTATCCGGTACGCAAGATGCAGTGAACAAGGCAGGCCGCGCAAGCGAACTGGCCTATCAGATGTCCAAGCGCTCCAAGGAACTGAAGCGCGACGTGGAATATGCTCTGGTGCGTAACCAAGCATCCACCTCCGGTGCTGCTGGCTCTGGTGCCACTTTGGCAGGTGTTGAATCGTGGCTGGCTACCAATAAGACATCGGTCGGCACTGGTACTGCACAAACCACCCCAGGTTACTCTGGCGGCACGGTTGCATCCCCAACCGATTCGTCCGTTGCAGGTACTGTGACTGAAGCTAACCTGAAGTCTGTTATTCAGGCTTGCTGGACGCAAGGCGGCGACCCTGGCGTGCTGATGGTTGGCCCTGCTACCAAGTCGAAGATCTCCGGCTCCTTCAACGGTATCGCTACCCGCTATCGTGAAGTTCCAGGCATGAAGCAAGGCTCCATCGTTTCCGGTGTTGACTTGTACATCTCTGACTTCGGTGAGCACGAGATTGTGCCTAACCGCTTCATGCGCGATCAGAACATTCTGGTTCTGGATATGGACTATTGGACTGTGGCTTCCTTGCGCGGCTTCCAAGCGTTCGATCTGGCGAAGACTGGTGACAGCAATAAGAAGCAAATCCTTACCGAACTGACGCTTGTCTCCAACAACGAGAAGGCATCCGGCAAGGTAACTGACATCAATCCAGCGTTGTAATGATTGAGGGGGAGGGGAGCAATCCTCTCCCTTTTTTATGGATAAAAGAGTCCTAGACTACGACCCGCTAAGCAAGATCATCACATGGTTTGCTTACGACGATGACACTGACACGACTTACATCGAATACACAGGCGGTGATGCTAGGCAAAAGGCCGAGCAGTCACAAACGCTACAGAATGACGAGAACTACACCAAGATAGGTCTCAAGAACAGCATGGTTCACTATGCCCACATCAGCGATGAGCAGTTGCTCCGCTGGCATTGCATGGGGATCGACATCAAGGACAAGAGCGAACTATTCCGCATGGTCAATAAACCAGAATACAGCAAGCTCAAGACCACGACCTTAGTACACAAGCCCAAGGGCTAAATGGCAAACATCCTGGACGCGATCCGTTATGTAGAGAACGGTGAGCCGGACGAGGCACTGAGAATCGCCTCACAGATACTGAATGACGAACCTGAACAGGTAGATGCTATCTGCGTAGCAGGACAGGCGCTGCTGAATGCCGAGCGGTATGGGTTAGCTTATAACTTGTACAAGAGAGCACTAGAGTTAAGACCTGACATCTCAGGCATATGGAACAACATTGGCCTAGTTTGCATGAAGATGATGCGGGACGATGAGGCCAGAAAGTACCTGACACGCTCCCTTAATATGGAGCCAGATAATACGGCGGCATTGAATAACATGGCGCTGATAGAAGTAAATAATGGTAATCCTCAAGGCGCTGTCGTATTGGGGAATAAATCGCTATCCATCAATCCTGACCAGTCCGATGTGAGAGAGACGCTAGGTTATGCGAATCTCATGCTAGGTAATTGGGAAGCAGGGTGGGAAGGGTACGAAGCGATGGTGGGGACGGAGAAACATAGAACCTTCCCGCCGCGTAAAGATAAGCCCTATTGGGATGGAGCTAGGGGATTGACCCTGAATATCCGTGGGGAGCAGGGGATCGGGGACGAAATATCCTTTTCCTCGATGATTCCTGACGTATCCCGTGAGAACAAGGTGATTCTGGAGTGCGATGCAAGGCTCTATGGCCTGTTCAATCGCAGTTTTCCTGATATCACTGTGTATCCAACCCGCTTTGAGAAGACTCCTGAGTGGGTAGATAGTCAAGATTTCGACGCATGGTGCTTGATTGGCTCGCTTGGCTGGCATTACAGGGTGAAAAGTAGTGATTTTAGTGGTATTCCGTACCTGAAAGCCTGTCCAGAGCGCAAAAGTCACTGGAAAGCAGAGTTATCTAAGCTAGGAAACAGGAAAAAGGTCGGGATCGCGTGGAATGGTGGCCTGAAAGACACGTTCAAGGAGCGCAGAAGCCTGGATTTAGAGCAATTGCTACCGATCCTCTCTCAAGACTGCACGTTTATCAGCCTTGAGTACAAAACACCCCATGAATTAGCGGATTTTGAGCAGGAATACGGGATCAAGATATACCACTTCCCAGAAGCGACAGAATCCAAGGACTACGACGACACAGCAGCACTGGTAGACGAGCTAGACCTCGTTATCTCGGTGCAAACCGCTGTCGTTCACCTAGCAGGGGCGTTAGGGAAGCCTTGCTGGACACTCATCCCGAACAAACCTAACTGGAGATACGCTACGCCGCGTTTCATGTGGGGTAACAGCGTAGAACTGTTCAGGCAGGGTAAGACATGGGGCGAGCCGATTAAATGCGTTACAGAGCGATTGCAGAGGTTTATTGATGGGTCTAGGTGACTGGATCATGGCGACCGCAGACGCCAAGGAAGTGAACGAGCGTCACGGTGTGCGTGTGGTGTTTGGCGATGGGGTCAACAAGTTCTACGACGAAGTATTCGAGGGTAATCCAAGGATCGCAAAGGAACTGAGACCTAATGAGCGTTTTGCTTGGGTCAAGAATTACCCTGGACACAGACCGTACATCAAGCAGATCCACAAAGGTCACTTTGAGTTTCATCCAGACTTCAAGGCCAAGCCTGGCGAGTTATATCTGGGTGACGTGGAAAAGAACGGCTATGTTTTGATCGAGCCGAACGTGAAGCAGGACTTCTGGATAGGCAAGAACAAGGATTGGGGGCTGGATAACTGGAAAGCCCTTGTATCCAAGCTGGATTGTGACTGGCGGCAGATCGGTACGGATAAGTTTCTGGACAAGCAGCACGCACTCAGGACAAAAACCTTCATGCAGGCGGCAAGGGTGCTTGCAGGAGCAAAGCTCTTAATCACTACAGACGGGGCCTTACATCATGCAGCGGCTGCCCTCGGCGTGCCTTCGATTGTGTTGTGGGGTGGCGTGGCTCATCCGCGCAATCTTGGCTATGACACTCATATCAACCTGCATCATGGTGATGAGCCTTGCGGGTCTCATTCAAAGAAGTGCGAACACTGCCAGAAAGCTATGGCGAAAATCACTGTAGAGGAAGTCCTAGAAGCCTATGAAAGAAGTCAACGGGATTTGGTTGCCGGATCACGAAAGCCATCTGGAGCAGTACGCAAAGGCCGGCGAGTACGGCAGATGGACGTATCAGGGGCACAAGCTACTGGAAGCCCTTAAGTGGGTGAACGGTATTGAATTAGCGATTGATGTAGGCGGGCATTGCGGGCTGTGGTCGAAAGAGCTAGTCAAGATATTCGATAACGTCGTGGCCTTTGAGCCAGTCGCCGATCACCGAGCCTGCTACGTGAAAAACGTCAAGGCCGACAACTACACACTGCATCCCGTAGCCCTTGGCGACAAGGAAGACTTTATCTCTATCCATACCTCTATCGGTTCGTCCGGTGATTCATGGGTGGATGGCAAGGGTGATATCCCGGTCAAGCTGCTGGATACCTACAACCTTAATCCCGACTTCATCAAACTCGACTGTGAAGGCTTTGAATACTTCGCGCTCAAGGGTGGGGAAGAGATGCTGAAGCGCAGTAAGCCTTGTGTGATTGTCGAGCAGAAGCCTGGCAGGGCAAAGAAGTTCGGATTGAAAGACACGCAGGCTGTCACCTATCTGGAATCGTTGGGCGCAAAGCTACGCAAGGAAATCTCTGGTGATTTCATCCTCAGTTGGGAAGATTGACACCAGATCAAAGAGCGAACAGCGAGAGAGAGTCCGCAAGCAGATACGGGCCGATGTGCCCGTTTTTTTTGGGTTCGACCAGATAGACAACCTGAAGGCATTAAAGGCCAAAGGCGAACCATTCCTCTATGTAGACCATGCCTACTTTGACAGGGGCTACGAGCGAGGCAATTTCAGGGCGGTGTATTGCAACATCCACCAGACCCAAGAATTGGATTTACCGGACGACAGGCGCAAGCAGTTCGGGGTGAAGTTGAGGGATTGGCAGGAATGGCCTGATGGCAGAGTGGTATTCATCCCTAGCCCAAAGAACCCTACGGATTACCACAAAGAACACAAGTGGAACGATGACGCAATAGACCTTCTGGTGAAGAAGACCAGGAGAGAGATATACGTCAAGAGCCAGAAGACCAAGGGTCTAGGGGATTCGATACACAAGGCATGGGCATTGGTATCCCATTGTTCTGTAGCTGCGGTAGAGGCTGCTTGCCACGGTATTCCTGTAGTGACTTCAAGACATAACCCTGCGGCTCCTATCTCTGTGGATCTGGAGCACATAGAAAGCCCCATTCGCCCTGATCGGGACAAGTGGGTGAACACCCTTACCTATTCGCAATTCACGCTGCAAGAGCTTAGCGATGGCTCAGCATGGCAGATCATTAAGGAAATGAACCGACTATGAGCATCACTAACTATACCGAGCTGCAAACAGCGGTGGCTAGCTGGCTGTCTCGTGCAGATTTGACGAGCATCATCCCAGACTTCATCGCCTTGGCAGAGGCCAAGTTCCAGCGTGAACTACGCACCCGCAACATGGAAGCCATTGTGTCTATCACGCCTAGTTCCGGCGTGTGTGCATTGCCTGCTGACTTCCTGCAAGCGCGAAGGGTGTACGTGAACGCAGATGAGCCGTATGAGCTTGAGTATCTGACACCTGAGAACTTCTACCTGAAGTATCCGGTGCTTACTACCTGGTCGGTCGGGCCTAGCCGTTATTACACGATTCAAGGCTCTAATCTGTACCTATCAGACATTGCGAGCGGGAATGACATTAGCTTGCTGTACTACCAAGAAATCCCTGATTTAGCGACGAATAGCACCAATTGGCTGCTGACCAATCACCCGGATTTGTACTTGTATGGCGCGTTGTTTGAATCGACCAACAAGACCAAAAACCGCGAAGACCGCGCCTTCTTTACTGAGGCCATGAATGTGGTATTGGGCCAGATTGCCAAATCCGACAAGCACGGCAAGTTCTCCGGCTCGGCGATGCGAGTTATCTCAGCATGAAGCTGTTAGGGTACGCACCAGACCTTGATGAGACTATCGAGGGGGTCATTACCGATTGCGAAGCCTTCATCCCTACTGAAAAGGGCATGCAAGCCGCACCATCTGCACAGGATGGCGGAACCGATGCTCTCGCTGCGGCATGTCTTGGCGCTGCTTCGGTACGTAAACTAGATAACTCCTTCCGATTGATTGCAGGGACGGCTACCAAGCTATACGAACTATCTGGGTCAACTTGGGTGGATTCTAGCCGTGCTGTCGGTGGGGATTACGGGGCAACTACGGATAACCCTTGGCGCTATGCACAGTTTGGAAACACGACATTAACGGTCAACAAAACAGACACCTTGCAATACTCCGATGCGGGGGCGTTTGCAAATGTTACCGATGCTCCGAAAGCCTCGATTGTCGAGACCGTGCAGAATTTCGTTTTTCTTTTTGATACGAATGAAGTCTCTTTTGGTGATTCGCCTAACCGTTGGTGGTGTGCTGGCATCGGGACTTATGACGATTTTGTGCCGTCTATCGCCACACAAAGCGCTACTGGCCTTCTGACTTCAGCTCCGGGGCGTATTGCTGCGGGGAAACGATTTGGTAATCAGATCATCGCCTACAAAGAACGTGCGATGTATATCGGCACGTATGTGGGCGCTCCGGTTATCTGGGACTGGCAGCAGATTCCAGGTGAGGCAGGGTGTTCCTCCAATGAAGGTGTGGTGAATATCGGCACGGCTGATAACCCTGTCCATATCTTCATGGGGATCGACGACTTCTGGCGGTTCGATGGGGCTAGACCTGTACCTATCGGCAATCCGCTGAGAAAGACGATTTACGCAGACTTCAATGCTTCGTTCGCCAATCGCATCAAGACACTGCACGACCGCAGGAACCAGCGGGTTTACTTTTTCTACCCATCTCTAGGTGGCGGAGGCGCGATTGATTCGTGTGTCGTCTACCACTACCGCACTGGCATGTGGGGCAGGGACGATAGAACCGTAGAGGCGGTTGTTGAGTATCTGGCAGGCGGTATCACGTACGACAATTGGGACACGCTTTATGCGACCTATAACGCGATTCCCACGACATTATCGTATGACTCGCCATTCCTGACATCAGGCAACTTCACGCCAGGGATCTTCGACACAAATCATGAT